CCTTACCAACGCCCATGCCCAGCGTCCGCAGCTGAACCCGCAGGTCGTAGGCCGACATGTCCAGGGCCGCCGCAACCGCAGCCGCCGTGTAGGTCACGCCATCGACGAACAGGTCAGCCGGAGTGTTGGGCGTGGTGTGGATCAGCGCCACCTGGGCAACCGCGTTCAGCGATCGGGAAACCATCCGCCCGGTGTCCGTCTTGACGTTGATCCCCTTGGTGTTGATCGAAACGAATTGACCTTCGGTCACGTCGCCCTTCACGGTCCGGACCTCGATCATCGCGCCCTTGTCGATGGTCGCGTAGTTGTCGGGGGTGACGATCGCGTAGGTGGCGTTCATGGTGTCCTCCTCGGTTCCGGGGGAATTCCGTTCCCCTCACACCAACTACGTTACCCGCCTCCGGAGAACCGCACCTCCCCTTTTCGGTCAAGTCTTCGTAAGACGAAAGGTTGAGGTCTAGCGGCGAATCTACGGGCACCAGCATGCGCCTGCCATGCTAGGATTGCGTCTTCGAGGAAATGGGTCGCAGAAAGGCCCCCACACCATCCTCCAATGGCATAGGGGCCAGTCCGCCGTGAGGTGCCACGCGTCGTCACGCAAGCACTCGGTCACGCATCTGTGAGACGTGCAGGCCACGATCCCGGAGCAACGATTCCAGACGTTCCACTCGGGCGTTGGCAGCCGCACGTACGGCCTGGCGAACGGCAGGGTTCCGGATGTCGGGCAACACGATGTCGCCCTCTTCGGCCCACACGGCTGCGTCACGTTCCGCCTGGGTGCGACCGGTCCGGCGTCCCCGTTTCACCTGGCTAACCGCAGCCGGCTTGTTGGCGCCTGACACGCACCACGCATCGAACTCTGTGCGCATGGTGGGAAGTTGGTCAGGATTGAACACGTACCGTCCGCCTGATCCGACCGGCTCAGCTGATGAGGTCGATGACCGGAGAAACCGGCGCAACGTTTTGGTGTCGGTGCCCAATGCATCGGCGACTGCACGACTGTCCATGGAGGTGGTCCCCTTCCTCGGTTCCCCGGGTGCCCGCCCGGGTATGAACGATGTTACACGGGTTGTCAACCCACGAGCGTGAGCGTCAGTTGGCGTCCGCGTAGTGGCAGTACGTCGGACCACATGCGCCGTATACGTTAGGCCCAACGATGTCCGACTCGGTAACGATGTTGCCGCAGCAACGGCATTTCGGAGTGCCCAACAGATTCGGGGTGATCGGCCGGTATGGCGCGAATACAGAGTCCGCAACCGGAATCATCGCGTAGTGCGTGTCAATCGCAGCGTCAGCCGCACGAAGTTCGTTCCGGCACGCCGTACGGGCAGCCGTGGTGTTCGGGTGGTTGTGTCCGGTGTGGTTGATCCGCGTCGTTGTCATGGGGAGACTATAACCTTACGACGAGGGCCCGCGCAAGGCGGGCACCTCATCCGTTCGGTTGATTCTCAACCACGGTCCTTCCGGCAGGCCGCACGTCCGGCAGCGGTACGCGGGTGGGTGCACGCCGAGTGATCCTTCCGACCAACATATCGATCTTCACCCTTGGCCCGAGCGTCCTCGGTCGGGGTGTCCCCGTCGTACCACGGCATACCGGCCCAGATGGACTTGCCCCGGCAGTACGGACCGATCCCCACACGGCGCGACTCGTCGTTGGTCAACGACCGGCCGCAGTCCCCGCAGTGCGACGTTTTGAGGCCGAACAACACCATCGCGTCGGACCACCCAGCGGCCAGGCGTTGCGCGATGGCGAGGGCACCATGCTCGAACGGAACCAGGCCGCCCCACGACAGATCGCCGTTGCCCCCGCCGTGCCCTTCGACCATGTACTTCCGGTTTGACCGCTTGCCAACCGCGACCTTGAAATACCGGTGCTTGTCCCCGTCCGGCGTGCCATCGTCGTTCAACACGGGCAACGCGTAGCGACCCTCGGGAACGGCCTCCAGAGCCACGTGGAACGGTGAACGGCCGTCAACGATCGGTGTGGATGGTGTGGGGGGTTCCGTCGCCTCCACGGCCATCTGAGCGGGTGCGTCCAGGTGACCCTTGAGCTTCGTGATGGTTTCCGACACCTTGTCGAACGGGAGATCAGACCCGATCACGCGCGTTGCGTCGTCGGTGTCGCAGATTGCGTGCCGCATCCACCATTCGCGTGCGATGGCTTCCACACTGGGGTTGTGGGTGGCCAACTTGCGAAGGAGGACCATCACGTACCCGATCATCTTCGGGGTTGCGTGGTTGACCGGTGCCTGGTACGTCGCGGTACGCGCGTGGTTGGCCAGTCGTGCCGTCACGTCACTCCGCCGCCTGGCAACTTCAGTGTCCGGATCGATGTGCGTGACGTCCATCGCGTCGATGTCGTCCAGGTTGATCGCCATGTCGTCCTCCTCGGTTTGGATGCCCACACCTATCGTACGAGCATCCAGCCCGTCACGTCAACAGGTCAATTTTTGCACTTCGGCCATTGCGCTCCGACCGGGCAATCCACAACCTCGCTCGGCGCGTAGTCGTTGCAACCCCCGCTCTTCACGCAGATCCGTACGCGGCGGCACTTGCTCGTCGGTCCGCCAATCTTTTCACACCCGGGCAACCCGTTGTCCAGATTGGTCCGATCGGTAACGATGGTCTGGTCACCTTCGCCACCAGGACCAGCCGGACCGGGATCCCCACACTTGGCATAACTGCCCATGGACAGGAATCCGACGATCACCAGTGCGATTGACGTTGTTGTGATGCTTCCCCTCATGACCCCACCTTATCACATCTCATTTGGGCGTGCGGCCTGTGCAATGAACAGCTCCATTGGTCACCTGTCGGTAATCCATCTGAGTTCCGAAGTTCTTGATCCGACATTGGCTCAAACCAGCCGGTGCTTCACGCGGGTCACATTGAATCGCAACGATGGTGTCAGGCGGCACGCTGTACGTCTCGCTCCATGTCCCCCCAGTTGCGCCCGGATCACGTTCCTCTTTGTACTTTCGCTCAAATGGTGTTCCCCTAACGGGGTTTTGCCCGATCCACGGCGTGATGTACATCCACCGTGCGCCTTTCCACGTACACTCCATCGTTATCGCGTATCTCACGTTCGATGGTGTGGGTTCGGGTGGCTTGGGGTCACCTGGCTTCGGGTTGGGCTTCCCAGTGGCACCCGGTTGTTTCTCAGTTTGCACGGGTGCTGGTGCTACCGGAGCAACCGTACAATCGGCGTTCATACCGGTACATGTCTTGGGGTCGCATGCCGTGAGCATCCCCATCAGCAATGAAGCAAACACCACGATGACGATTGGTCTCATGATTCCCCTTCCTCGGTTTCCATCCACGTCCATCATACCCTCTGCAAAAAGGGAGGACAACCCGACCGAAGCCGAATTGCCCTCCCGAGAACGGGTCATCGCATCATCTAATGCGTTTGACTACCCGCATGCCCGTGCATACCCACCCGTAGGGACCACCATACGGGGCAGACACCCGGGGTTACAATCGCTTGTGACGCTCGCCGTTCCCCATCCGTCCCCAGACCGAACGGACGTTACTCCGCCGCTGCTCGGGTGCGGCGACGTGCGGTGGTGGCCTTGGCAGGGGCGGCTTTCGCAGCCTTGGCCGGAGCTGTCTTGGCGGGAGCGGTCTTGATGGCCTTGGCGGCCTTAACCGTGTCCAACCCCTCACGCTTGATCGACGTAGCCTCGCCGGACTTGACCATCTTGATGACCCGCCGGACGATCGGGTCGTTGGCGCCCTTGGGGAACACGTACCGGCTCCGATCGGTGCCGATTTCACGAGCGAATGCGCCATCCTTGGCCAGCTTCCGGAGGAGCATCCGGATACCGCGCGAATCATACTCGACCCCGGTCTCTTCGCTGATGAACGACGCGAGCCAGTTGGAATCGTACTCCGATGACTCGGACGTTTCGACCGGTGCCCGCTTGACCGGCTTGGCCGGGGTCGCCTTGGCGGCCTTCGCGGGTGCGGTCTTGGTGGTGCGCTTGCGGACCGGAGCCGGCTCGGGCTCTGCGTCCTTGAGCTCTTCCAGATCGTCCACGTCCTCCTCGGCCGGATCGTCCAACTCTTCGATCTCGTCGACCTCTTCGAACACTTCCTCGACAACGGGTGCTGCCGCCCGACGACGCGCCATGTGGATCATTCCCCTCGATATTGATCGGTAGTGAAGCCACCGTATGCCTTACGCTGCCCCAGTGTCAAATCGCCGTGAGCCGGTCCGTAAGGCGTTATCGTGTGTCGACCCATCCAACCACCCGGCGCGCACGTGCCAACGTCTTACGGAGCGAATGAATGCCCTTCGTAGTCATGGTTTACGCAACCACACCCCAGGAAGCACGTCAGATTCGCGATCGATACACCGATGGTGATGTCGGCCGGTTAGTCGGGATCTATCCAATTCCAAAAGCGAACACCGAACCAACATGCCCAGGATATTGCAAGGAAGCCGGAGGCGCATGGTCGCGTCACCCCCACCGGGGCAACATCGTGCATGCGTGTGGGAAAAGGAAACGTGGATGGCGTGCGTCTATCAGCCGAGCGTTGTTCGACACCTTCGGCATCAACCTTGTCCCACGAGAAAATACCCCGAAGATGTTTCAGAATCCCCCGGGGTGGGGGAGTTGACGAGCTATCACAAGGCCGAACGTAACTGATTCGGATACTACTCTGCCCCCGGACCATCGCGGGAGGGACGACGATCCGGGGGCAGGTAGCCGGTCAACGGGTGAGGGGACCCCCGCCAACCGGAGTGACGGGATTGGCTGTGGATGGCGGAGGCGGAAGGGGTGCACCCACCTGAGTCCGTACGAACCCAGAACCCACAGCAGTCACCACGGTCATGATGACCAACTGTTGGACATCGATCAGATGGAGGCCGAACGAAATCCCCACCGCGATGATGGCCTTGAACAGACCGACGACCAACGCCAGTTGTCCATCGCTCACGCGCCACGATGACCAGATGGCCGCGAGGGCCAGAGCGACCGCGTTAACGGCACCCTGTTGGTCGATGGCGAGTGGAACGAAGAATGTGGATATCAACATTACCAGCGCGGCCAACAGATTTGTGTACCACACCGGGTCACGGAGCAATCGGAACTTCCCCATGGGTTACTCCTTTACCGGAGGACGGGGACCGACCAGCACCCCGAATGCCTCTTCGACCCATCCCTTGCGGATGCCGTCGGCCGTCCACTCGACGCTCTCACCCCCGGCATGCGGAGTGAGATCCACTCCGTACTGGCCGGATAGGTAAACGATGTCCCCCAGATGTTGCGGGCTGTCCACCCACCGGGAGTGAATGAAGTCACAGACGTAGACGTTTCCATCTCCATCTTGGGCCAGGAATTTCATGTCATCATCTCCTTGAACTCCGGATGATACCGGAGGCGGGGCAAGTGCCCGGTTGATTGCACCGAAGAGATAATCCCATGGGAAGTTTCCCCCGGGGTCGGTGTGGGTGGTACCACCCCACGCCCGGCGCATGTCGTCATGACTGTAAAACGCCTTCACCTTGGGATTTGATTGCATCTCGGACACGGACGCCCGGCGCACCGCGATGCCATACGCCCGGCAGACTTGCGCTAGCGACGATCCGAGAAGCGTCCAGTTCACGTTGTCGATCCACCACTGACGAGACTTGTCATTGGTACCCGTGATCTCGACAGCCACACCATGGTTGTTGCCATTGGCCGATCCGGCGTGTCCCGCCTTGTCTTTGGTGTCGATGGACTGGATGACCGCCGTACGATCTGCATACAGATGTGACGACACACCATCAGTCCGTCGCGTGGCATACGACGCTTCCGCCAATGCTGAGGCGTTGTTACTGGTGTTGTGGATCGCGATCCCGTACTTGGTGCCGTCCGGATCGTTGTACCGGTTTCGGCCTTGCACGTACGGAATCCCGCTGATTCTCATACGCTTGTCTCCCCTCTACGCTGGTTCATATTGGATCGAATAGGCGAATGCGTCATTGACCGCCCATGCAGTCCAACTATTTGTTACTCCTCCCGAGTTTCCGATGAATGCCACTCGAGTCGCGGTATCCAGATACGCCACAGCCGACCAAAATTGCGAGCTGGCATCCAAAATTCTCGCGGCACCCATGCTGGGAAAAGCCAATGCCCCAGCCGATGCTGGGACAGGAAGACTGAGATAAATTGATCCTGTTCCAACGGCGGTTGTCGATCCAAAAGTGAACTTGGCCTCGGCGATGATGAGGTCACTACCGGACGCACGCCGGTATCGTCCGACGTAGACACCGTTGCCAATCGTCGGCTGCGTTCCCGAAGTCGTGAACACCGGAGTGAATGGCTGCCATCCAGGAGCGGACAATGATTGAACCTGGTTCCCCACGCCGTTCATGGTGTCCGGGCTGCCAACCTGACCGAGTCCTACTTGGACGTATTGATACATCGCCCCTCCCTCAACACCGATATCCCACTCGAAGGTCGTGGATTTCGCGTCGAAATTTCGCTGTTTCTTGATCCGATGGTTCAGGCAATTTCTGATTGCGGTCATCCAATAGAACGAGCAACCCACACCATCGATGATTTGACTGTTCTACGACGCGATTCACATACCAAAAACCGCAAAAGAACAGCACGATCAGAACAATCACGCTGCTCAATGCAGTTTGCCACAACCTTACAGGTCGGTTGGGCATCCGCTTACCACCCGATTCCATCGAGTACCACCCGGATTACATAGGCGATTGCGATTGCGATGGGGACGCAGATTGAGACGATGATGACGATGCGCGAGTATCCGGGGTTTCGGAGTTGCCAGCTTTGCGCAGACTGTGGATCCCGAATCCGGTGGTGATGCCCAAGCATGCCAGGGCTGCGCCGATGATTAATGCGCTTGCTTTGCCCGGTTCCACGATCACCGTCTGCCAAAACAGCATGAAGGTGCCCAGGCCCAACAACACGACGTCGCGGAACACGGGGGGGAGTGCGGAATTCTTCACTCAACATGCCAGCCTTGTCTATGAATTAGTCAGTCGCCGGTGGATACCGCCGTCAATACGCACGACGTTTGAAGCATTGGCGACTGCCCATTGAATGGTTATCTCCATGTTGTTGGCGACGGTTTGATCCTTCGTCAAGGCTGAACCAGGAATGGCCAACAGTGGACCCGTACCCGATGCACTGTCAGATTTGATGCCCCACAACTCACCACGCCAAGTACCGGCTGCTCCAGTGGTGGCTACCACGACATCGAAGTTGATGGACAGTCCACTGAACGTCTGTGCGGATGCCGGAGTATTCACTGTGACCGCTGTCAACTGCGATCCACCTATCTTCACCCGAACCGTGAAGTTGGTGGCCGACGCTACGTTGTCATACGTGCCCCACACCCGCATGTGGTACATCGAGCCCTGCGGGGGGTTGGCCGGAATGGACACCGACATGACCGACGTCTCGGTTGTCGTATTGCCCACCGTAGTTGTGGTGAACTTGGACGTTTTCGTTCCGACGGCGGAGTCGATCGCATCCAGATTCGCATTCTCAGTTGCCCGGCTATATGGCTCAGCGGTTCCTGGTGTGGGTTTCACCAAGCCGAGAACCGGGGTTGTGGTTGTTGCCATCTAATCCTCTCCCCATACGGCTTCGCCCCAATTGCTGACGCCCCACACGAACACCGGCCATGCCTGTTCTCCGGATATCCGTTGGTCGAGATCTTCCTGTCGTTGGGTGTTACTCACTCCGGTGATCCGGAACGTTCCAGACAGGTTGGTCTTGTCTGGATCGGATACGTTCACGAGTTGGGTAGGGTTCCGACGAGGATCCCCAAACGCGGTAGACGTGAACGTTGTCCGAGGAAACCCCAATCGAGCAACCAACTCATTGGCTACCCGAAGGGCATCGATGTTATTCGTGATCGCTGGCATATCGGCTTCCAGCAACCGAGGTCCACGTTGTACGATCGATGCGTTGTTCTGCGCAGTAACCGTAGCATCAACCGCAGTCAATGCCTTCGCAGCGACCCCCAATGCCGGAAGGTTGACGTTATTGCTGACGTACAGAATACTTCCGGAGATGTTCAGAATTGACAACGTGACAGAACCAGGATCCCACGCCGTGATCGTGACTATCAGGTTTGCCGAAGTGGCATACGTCCCCGACCCATCTATCGAGGTGTTCGCCGTGATGTAGTTGATGGCGTTTGAATCCGATGGCGGAGACGCAGCCAATGTCGAACCATCCAACACCGTGAAAGGCGCATTGGAGTTTCGCACTTCAACAGCCGGTTTGTTCGTCGCCAATTCGAGAACCGTCGTTCCCGGGTTCAAGGCAATGAGGTTTGAACTCTCATACACCTTGACGAATACCTCTTGAACCTCGGTTTGCTTGTACTTCACAGTGACAAAGTTGTATGTCCGGTTGACCTCTCGGACCGGTTTGAAATCCCGTCCCAGGTTGGTCGTTGTCGACAGCGATTCGACCACCAGTTGTTGAGCGGCCTCCCCGAAATACGACAGTGGAAGGTATTGAAATCGATCCTGGTCATCGAATCCTGTTCGTGCCAACTCCGCCTGCGCATATCGGCTGATCAGAGCATACGCCTCGACTGGTGCTGGCTCAGCGATCCCCGGTGTGGTGAGAAACGATCGACGCATCACCACATCAGGCGACCATGGGATGTCCCGCACCCACGCCGAGTGTTTGTTAGACGCCAGAGGCCCAGATGTGACTCGCACCTCTGCAATTGGGACATTGGAACTAACGGCGGGAGGTTGTATGTCGTCTGTCACAGGAAGGGCGGCTTGACTCAATGGTGCTGCCAGATATGATCGCGTTACGCCATCAATGGCGAGACACAACGAGTTGTTGGGAAGATCCCAAGAGGCCGCAAGGAAATGCCATTTTCCGTCAGTCGGCAACGGCGTGGTGTGGGTGGCCAATAGCGAATTGGTGCCATCGCTGATACTGAGTGACGGGTATCGAGTGGCGGTACCAACACCGAGTTGGATATATCGAGACACGCTCGGATTGAACATGATCAGTCTACCGACCACGGATTCAGTGGGGTTCATCGATCCGGCGACATCCACCGGATCGCCTCGGATCCAATATTCGATCCGCCCCTGTGCCGCCGTTTGAGACCAGAAATCATCCCCAGGCGCCAATGATGTGTTTGGAACATAGCCATCCACACGACGTGCCGCAGTGGTGTCCAAGCGGACATCTGGTGCTGCCGTACCAGGAAAAGGTCCGTCCACAAACGACGGTATACCGAACACCTGAAGGGATGGGCTTTGATAGACCACCATTGAACACATGAACGGCTTGTTGTTGGTGTCAGGGATGTAAACGTGCAATGTCCCGCTCATCGGCTGGTAGAACCGACACCCCGGAATCGGCGGAGGAGCCACGTACAATCCGGCCTTGAACAACGCGTACCCGATGGCCCATGTCGCTTCGCCACCTTCGTAATACCCATGCACGGCTGGAGGTTGCACTGGTACAGACATCCGCAACCGGTTACGGCTGACGGCCTTCATCGTCACATCTTCATCGGTGACAACGACATCTGCCATCTGCCCGGTGAACATCCGGACATTGCGCACACCATCACTCGTCACAGCACCAGACGAAATAGCCACACCGGGGACGTCCCGATCGATGTCGGAATACGGCTGGTCATTGCGGAACGTCGACCAATACACAGATGCCCGAGACCCGATCGGCGAAGTCAATGCAGCGGATGCCTCACCAATGCCCAGGTTGGTCGTATCGGTGGCGCCTTGGGGCATCCCGTCGTCCAACGACTTGATGACCGATGAATTGCCGTTGTCGAGCAGTTCGTTTGCACCGGCCCAGAACTGTCCAACCTCGACATTGACTGGCAATGTAGTCGTGTTTGCCGAGGCCACCACCACGCCAAGGCCGATCGCCCCAGGGAACCCGTTGTACGTCGTGTCTGTGATCCCAAGGATCAGCGGATCGTCCGGCTGTGCGACCCCATCCTTCCACAATTTGTGCCGGATGTTCGACCCATTTCCTTGGGCACGGACCCAGTACCAGTCGGTTATGGTGTGAGTGGTCAAAGGCACCAGCCCAGCCCATATCTCGGTGACCACACCACCAACGACCTGTTCGACTCCCCATCCAATGATCTGGTCAATATTGAAGTCGAATCGGTACCGCCAATGGCTGTTTGCGTCTTGGTACCGAACGAACAGGTATACAGAGATCTTGTCGGTCAACGCGAACGATGGCACCCGTATCTTGGCCATGACGTCATAGTCGTTGTTCACCACACCGGCGAGGATGGCGGACCGCATTGAGTTTCGTGTGGTAGAACTGATCCATCCTTCGGTGTCACTGACCGAGAAAACAGACCCGGTCGTGGTCCATGGGTCGCCGAACGATGTGCTTGTCCAACCGATGGATCCCACCGGAGCACCGGTGAATTTGACGTCATCGGCATAGAACAGATTGCCTGCCGGTTGAGTGCCCGTTTGGATCGGATGAACTCGGGCGTATGCAGCATTCACTGGTGCTTGTGCGTAGTACGACCATTGCCTTTCAACGTTGGCTGTGAGAGATGCCAGTTGGGAGGAAAACGACAGAAACGCATGCGCAGCGTCATACCAGTTGACGGACACTCCGGCTGTCGTAACACCGTTCGTGCTCAACAACCATCCCTCAACCTTGTACCATCGACCAGCCACGATCTGGATCTCATCATTCAAGATGATGTTGTCAACCGATATCCCATCGGGTGTAAGACGGGCAGAAAACGATCCAGATTTCTTCCACGTGCTCGACTGGGCCAATGTCCCACCCACACCAGTCCACGTCGCAGTGTTGGTCTCGAACCCGGTATTGGTCACGAGCTGTGTGTCAGCGAACGCCGATCCCCGATCGAATCTGTCCTTGGCAAACGGGGCATCGAGGGTGTCGATGATGAACCCGCCCCCGGACCAATCCACCGCGACAGTTGGCCCTTCGCGAGTGACCGTTCCCAGGCCATACGCCACATTCAGCCGGTAGTCCCGTAGCGGATCGTCGTACGTGTACAGAACATCCCACGACACGCTATCAAGTTCGTCCCAGGTGGGCATTAACGCACCTCCTGAAGCACCAACGACGGACTGACCATCATGCCCGGTTCCGCGAATCCATATCTCTCAGGAACAGACATCACCTGAACGGGATACACTCCGGTGCCAGGCGCCCATCGGTCATCAGGGTTGTCCCCTTCGTTCAACATGAACGATGAGAAAAACAACGACTCACCAGATGCAATCGTTGAGACGTCCGGCGCAACACCAGGTTGCACCCACACGGCACCAACGGGCACGGTCAACGCACGCAACGACACCATCTGCCAGTTGGTAATCGATGTCGTCACCATTGAAGACAGCGATGTGCTGATAGTCCCCCCGGCGAGGTTCATCCATTTCAACGAGAGCTGAAGATTGACCGGCCCACCGACCACCATGCACCAGAACGTATACGGACGCGATGTCACAGGAATACCAGGCCACACCGACGACGGCTTATCGAGAGACAGGCCAGCCGCCGCTGGTGTGGTGGTCCCGAAAGACCATTTCAACGTGCGGGGCAACGGAGTCGTGAGGGTCGCATCAGACGTGATGGTTCCCCCAGCACCCGACACCGTGAAGTCCCGCGTGTCATTGGTCACGCTCGTACTCGATGACTGGTTAGTTGTCAACAGGTTCCGGCGTCCGGGATCGAGAAACACAAACGGCCCGACACCCATGTGTCCTTGATGGAACTGTGCGAGGTAATCAAACGATGCCCGACCCAGTGCTCCATAGTTGAGCACGTACTGCCGGACACCGTTCAATCCTTTTTGCACTCGCACGCCACCAGACCCGGTTTGGAAGGTGGTGGTCCCGATGTCCCGTGTGGCGAGCATTCCTCCGGTCGGGTCATACAACTTGGTCAATGCCCCAGGGCGACCGAAATACATTGCCGCATCCATCACTTACTCCTCCCTGGTGACAAGAACCCACGGTATTCGGTTCCCTTGGCACTGGACGATGCGACCAGCTCTGGTTCCTCGGCCACGGTATGGCGAACAACCTCACGCACGCCGTTCCCAAGGTCGGCTACGACTACCACTTGCGGACGTACGTTGACCGTTGGTGCGGGAGGCGCCGCAGAGGTACCTGAGGTGGCCGCAGAGCCCCGAACGTCCACGGTTGCACCCAACACCCCCGGATCGGCGATTGAGCCGGCTACGGCGTTCATGGCGGCTTGCAAACGGGACTGCATCGCCACCAGGCCGTTGATGAACCCTTGAACCGTGAACACGCCCCACTGCCGGAACAATTTGGATGGAGACGCCAGGCCCAACGAGTTGGCGAATGACCGCAACGGTCCAGGCAGCAAGCTGATGATGGCAGACCGCAAACGCCCGGCCATCCCGGCAATGCCGTTGATGAACCCCTGGATCAGATCTCGGCCCTTTTGCACCAACGACGATCCGAGGTTGCCCAGTGCCGACAGGATCCGCCCGGGGATCGCAGCCACGAACGAGATCAACGATCCCACACCACCGGAAGCGGCATTCTTCAACCCATCGAAGAATTGCCTGATCCGATCGACCACCGTCTTCACGCCATTGATGATGGCAATGACCCTGTTGACCGCACCTACGAACAATCCAACGATGAAGTTCCACAACCCGACGAAGAACCCTGAAATCGCGTTCCAGACCGACGTTGATGTGTCCTTGATAAAGTTCCATGCTCCGGTCAAGAAGTTCACGATCGCATTGATGATCGGCACCATGAAGTTGTATATCGCTTGGACAGCGGCGATCACGTACGGGCCGATGAATCCCCACACCGCCTGGATGACCGATGACACGAAGTTCCATGCCGCGTTCCAGGCTGACACGATCGTGTTGAGGACGAACTGGATGTATCCCCAAATGAAGTCCAGAACTGGCTGGATCAATGCTTTCCACAACGCCACGCCTACCGCGATGATCGCGCCTATGATCGAGAACGCCAGGCGGATGATCGACACGATCAGGCCGAACACCGCTTGCACCAGCGGAGCGAAGAAGTTGAATATGGTTTTGATGATGTTGAAGTAGAACGTGAACAACCCGACGATGAAGTTCCAGATCGATACGAAGAAATTCGCAATCGCTGTGAAGATCGATACAATCTTGTTCCACAACGACACGAAGAAATTCGCGAACGGTCCGGCGAACCACGCTCCGATCGTTTTCAGGAATGACCAGACAGCTCCCCAAATCGTTTCAAAGAACTTGGTCTTCAACGCCAGATAAATGATCACGCCGATGAGAATCACGATCGCCGTGATGATGGCACCAATGGGTGTGGCGATGAACGACAGGTTGAGACCAACCCAGGCCACCCGGAATGCGTTGATCGCGACAATGATCTTCCCCACCACACCGACGAAAATCAGGATCGCACCTGCGATTCCGACGATGGTCACAATGGTCTTTTGGGTGTGGGGTGAGAGATTGGAGAACGCGTTGGCCCACTTGGTGAAGGTGTCGATGACCGATCGCAACCGAGGCAACAACGCGGAACCCACGATGATGCCCAAGGTTTCTAGAGAACCCTTCAACTGTTCAAGGGAACCTTTGAAGTTGTCCATCTTGGTGGCTGCAACGTCGGCCGCCTTGACCTTGTCCATCGCGGACGCCATGTTGTTGAAACCGGCAGCGCCATTGTCTGCCAGTACCGCAGCCGCCCGAATCGCATCGGACCCGAACAACGTTGACAACGCTGCCAGCTTTTGTTCCTTGGTCAAGTTTTTCGTTGCGTCCTGCAACACCTGGCTAATTTCGGCCAACGACTTGGCTTTGCCGGTCGCGTCGAAGAAACGGTTGGCCCCATCGGATGTGATGATGCCCAGTTCCCGAGCCAATGCGATTTGCGTCTTGGTCGTTGGAATCAGGTTTTGTAGAGTTGTCTTCAATGACGTTCCGGCATCAGATCCGACGATGCCAGCGTTACCGAGCAAGGCGATTGCCGTAGCCGTATCCCGGAAGCTGATACCGGCAAGGTGAGAAACCGCACCAACCTGTGACAGCGAGAATCCGAACTGGTGCACGTCGATGGCCGATGCGTTGGCCGCGCCAGCGATCAGATCGGCAACCTTGGGAAGTTCTTTAGCCGCCAACCCAAACTGGTTCATCGCATTGGCTGCGATAGTCGCCGCTTCGGGCAATGCGATGTCCCCGGCAGCCGCCAAGGCCACTGTCGCATCCGCAGCACCGTTCAGGATGTCAGTGGTCGAAATGCCGGCCTTGGCCAATTCTTCCATGGCCTGTGCGGCTTCACCAGCACTGAACTTCGTATCGGCTCCAAGCTGGAGAGCTTTCTTCCGCAACGCTTCCATCTCGTTGGCTGTCGCACCGGTAACAGCCTTGATGTTGGACAGGCCTTTTTCGAAATCAGCCGCAGCATTGATGGCGACAGCAAATCCACCCGCGATGGCCAGCCCAGCACCAAGCGCAGCTGTACTGACCGTCTTCAATGCCGTGGACGTTGATCCGCCAGACGCCTTCAGCTTGTTTTGATCGCTGACGGCTCGTGCAACCCCGGCACCATCGTAGTCGATTTGAATCTTACCCCGGATCGTCCCCAGGGTGGAGTTGCCAGCCATCTGCACCTACCTCCCGGATTGATTCCTCGCCTTGATTGCAACCATGGGATCGGCGAACCGTCCCTTTTGAACTGGTGCAGCCCGTGACGACTCATCCCCGGAATGCATGTATGCGTCAAACACCGCAGTACGCGCGGCAGTGCGTCGTGCCCGATCGGCTTTTTCCGGAAGTGCAGCCTCAGCTTGATCCATGTCATATTCCACGGACCGGCCGAACAACCACACCGCACGGTCCACTGAGAACGACAGGTATGAATCTTTACTTAGCGCGAGTAGTTCGCTTGGGCGGACGTGATACGCCCTTGCCATCTGCCACATCTGCCACAGCACCCTCGGATTGTGACAGAAATCGCTCGGCGTCGGCCGAACCTCCCACCGCCCAGTTGAAGATGAACATTTTGTCTTCGAGAGGAATCTGATCGGTCCAGATGCACGATCCACTGATCTCGATTTCAGTGGCCCGTTCCTCGTCGGTCAGGCGTCGGGTCATCGCCCCGTCCGGCGCACGTTCGGTGAATTCCACGAAATGCAAACGCACTACGGGATCTTTGACCACGAACGGCATCACCCGGTCAACAAGCATGACCACGCGTCCGAGGGCTTCCGGGTCCCGAGCCAAAGACATAACGTCGATCTGTTCGTGATCGGCGGTCTTCCCCCCACGAACTCGGCGAACGTGTTTCTTATCCACGAGATCAGTCAGCGTGTCGCCTTCGGTGAGCACACCGGCTCGGACCAGACCAGTCATGCCGACACGTTCGGCAGAGCATTGGCTCCCGCTCGGTGTGGTGATTACCCGGATGGTGCCTTCGGGGTCATTCTGGCCCCAGGTGTTTTTGATGGGTGGCATCCCAGTGCTCCTAAAACCCGTTGTCGATGGATCAGAACGGCCCGAAGATGGCCACGGTGACCGTGGTCAACGTTCCGGGGTGAACCATGTTGATGAATCCTGTAGCATCACGGAACCGTGTGGAGTTGTCGATCCACACGACGAACTCGGAAGTGGCGGTCATACCCGGTGATGCTTGGGTTACCGCATCCGCGAATCCTGCCGACGCCGACGAACTGCCCGGGATCGGTGTGGTCGGATCCGTGATCTTGTTGGGAGATCCACCGGTGGCCTGCGCGGTTGCACCGTTCTTGTAGTGGAGCATGTACCGCGCGTTTGGAATCGCCGTGAACTTGTCCGCAGCCGTAACCGCGTTGTAGGTCGGGGCGATACCAGTAAGTCCGGGTTTCTGAACGTTGGCGGAGAAATCGGTCATGGGATCGATACCGCCGTTTCGTTCTGCACCCAGTCGTAGGCCGTATTGACCGGCGGACCAGACAGCAGTTTGGACCCGAAACCTTTGCCGGACATGGCAGGCACCATGAACGTGCCGTCCTTCATCTCGGCTTTGAGATCCCCCGTGGCGCGGCATGCGTACACCACACCATGCACATCCCCACCGCTGTCACTGATGGCCTGGCCTTCGACCTTGAAAAACGGCCGGACATCGAGCACGCTTTTGCGATGTGTCTTGATCTGGTTCGGCGTGACACCGGTCGTGGTGACGATGCCACCCGCGACTGCTGCCCATGCCTCGAACGACAGACCGCCACTCTCGAGATCCCATGTCACGACTGGGCCTTTGCCGTGCGACGTCTGGAGCGCGTCGTCACCACGAAGGTCTTCGTAATCCTCGGTCTCGGTCCATGTGAACGTCTGTGCGTTCGGCAGGTCAATCGATGACCCAGCGAGTACCGTACGCGTCAGGTCCGTGTACGGCGTGATCTTCACATCCCGCAGACCAAACGGCAGCGGAATGGTGTTAAGTGCCATCCCCCACTCTCCCTTCCTGTGTTGGGGGTTGTTGGTATTTATTCGTCTGCATGAGTTCTCCCGTGTGGGTAGAGAACCGATGCAAAACGATCACACCCGAACGACCGCCACACCATCGAGATACACAACGAACCTCAACAACCCCTTCGTCATTCGATGGTTGCAATAGTTCGCCGTGCTTTTTCGATGGGCAGCGTAAGTCCATGGGTAACCTCACATGAACAGTCGAAGAGAAAACACAGACACCACGCCGGCCAGCGTGCCGATCGCGTATGCCCTACGCATCATCCAATCTGGACGGATGAACCACGACAGTTTCACTCGTCGTCAACCGACACAGAGCCGGTCGACTGATCTGCCGGACGTTCCTCGACCTCCTCATCGGCCGTGGATTCATCGGTCGTAGGCGTGAATGCTTCCGCTTGTTCGGCCGTCATGAGTGGAGGGAACAACTCGGCATCGGCGTTGGCAGAATCGGCATCCGCCAGACCTCGATAGTCCCGGTCGATCAGGACCAATTCGTTGTCGGCTTCGATGTACGGCCAGGCATCTTCCGATACCCGGTCAGCCGGGATGGTCCATCCGTTGGCCCGGTCCCACCGGAGTGTGTCATTCTCGACAGGTGGATCGAGAGCCGCCCATTCGGTGTCGAGAATTTCCCGCACGTGCGACAGTCCGACGTACTTGATATACCGTGCCATGTCCTCACATCCCCGATCCGACAACGTTGTATGCCGTGGTCCTCATGATGGTCTTACTGGTGTCGTCTGACAGGTCACCCGAATCAGTCACCCAGTCAACCTGGGTAACCCAACCACTTTCTGTGCGAGCTCCAGCGATCGCTTCGAACACCTCGCGGATGCGCCGGACTATGGCGTCAATTCGGGTGTAGTCATTGTAGACATCATGGACGTAGATGATCAGTCCACGTTGCTTGGTTTCGGACCTTCCCACACCGGGGGTCGCCTCTTGCCACCGGAGCACGATGTACGGCCGTTGGATTGGTGAGTCGACGTCGCCGGAATACGTACCCGCCTTGGTGATGCCCAACGTGCCCAGTGGAGCATCGGACCACAACGCTCGGGCGATGTATTGTCTCATCCCGGCATCCTCTTAACCGCTGCGTCGATGGCCAAGGTAAGTGCTCTGGTCAGATCCGGTGCAAGCTTGAACATCGTGGGACCGATGATGGCGTACCTTCCTGACCATCGCACCTCCAACCAGAATCCGTATGGCATCGAGTGGTACAAGGTGAGTTCGTGCTTGACCATCGGCGTGCTGTCGTGCTTGGCCATCAACCCGTTTCGCGCGTTGCCTGTGCGGTCCGTCCATGGCGCGTTGGTCCGCATGTCGGTTTCGGCCACCGACTCGTAATGGTCGAATGTCAGGTCTACCGCTGCATCAACCACAGGCAACAATCGTTTCAGATTCGGGGACAACGAATCGTAGTCGAATTTCAGGCCGCTAACCATGTGCCTCAACTGCCGCTTTGGTCTCGTACCCGTGACCATCCATCATTGCGATGACCGTGTACCTGCGTCCGTCATCACCGACCCAATGGTCTCCGGGTTCAACGATGGCACTCCATTCGCCCAACAAGTAAAAGCCAATGATGCGCTCCACCCCATCCACGGTGATGCGAGGATTAGTTCCCTGCGGGGTGAACTCGATGCTGATGAGCTTGAACGTTTGAGGTGCGCGGACCGGACCATCCTCTTCCACCTGTGACCCTGAATCGGTGTGAGTCTTCACCGTGGGAATCAACGAAATCGTGGTTGGGTCCTGCGCGATGTATGTCTTGGTCATCTCACGCTGGATGACCAACACTTTCCCCGGTGTGGTCACTGCCGTTCAACCACCACAGTGAACGACCGCCGTGGACGCTCGACCGTGACATCCACACCATCAAAGTCAGCAGCCATCGTCAGAGCACCCTTGTGGACGTCCGACAGTTTCCGCGATGATCCGGATTCGGTAGTGTCGACCATGCCAGCCGTTGCTGCGGCTTTCTCACGCCACACCTGGGCAGCGGTAGCCGACAGCGACCCATAAGACGCGAACATGGCCGACAACAGTTCATCGGTGTACGTCGTGTCATCGGCATCCAACGCGGTGGCCCTGCGCAAGGCCGCCAGTTCGTCCGTAGAGGCCATTTCACACTCCTGGGATGGTGTGGGACCCCATTGGGGCCATCAACGTCTTACAGGCCATCTGAGCGGGTCGGGGTGGCGCCGCGAATCACCATCCCCGACCCTTCCCGAAACACGTGGAGGCTATACGTGCTCGGGCGTCCGGTCAGTCCGGGTACTTCGCGTCGTAATCCCGGAGAATCGCGATGACGTCGGCTTTCTTGGTCTTTGACACGTCGGCCGGGATGTTGGCCTCGGGATTCTCGCGACGACGGGAATCCGCCTCGACCCGAAGGTCTGCCACATTCCACGTGTCGTAGTCGTCCCCGGCACTCGTGAGAGTATCCGGATCTGTGGTGTCGTCGGTCGTGAGGAGTCGGATAGCCACACCAACCGGCGTGTCTCCCTGATCCATCGCGGCCATGTCTTCGGGATAGTTGTTCTCGAGGAACATCCGGAGCCGCGCGATTTCCACGGTCTCGGCTTCCCCAGGCGGGCTGGCCGTCGGAGTGGCCAGAACATGTCGATGCTGAGGCGGCACGGATTCCAGCCGGTCCCGGAGGTAGAGACGATCCTCGTCGCTCCACGAGTCCGGGTCGTTGACGTTGATCTGTCGGGACACGTGCTTTCCTTTCGATGTCAGTGAGCACAACCCCAGGTGTTGCGCCAACAGAAACCCATCGACGCAACTCCCAGGGATGACCCGATTAGCTGTACGCTGCCGGAGGGGCGTACGAACCAGCCGTAGCGATCTGCATGACGTATGCCCCGCCACGCTGACGGGTGCCGAAGCCGAAGCCGGCCATCCAGTACGCATCGATCAGCGGGTAATCCGGCGTCCGACCCTTGACGAGTCGCAGACCCCGGAGGTTGGCGTTCGCGTGTTCCCGGAGACCCAACGGGTTGGTGAGGTTGTTCTCGCCACCCGTGGCGACACCGACGATGTACCCTGCCGGGAACCAGTCGTCCTGTACGATCAGGAGCATCCCGTACGAACCGATGACCGTCAGACCCCGGAGCGATCCGGCAGGCGGACCCTGGCCCATCACGATCTGGGTCTGGTTGACGAACGTCCCCGGCTGATTGGTCGCCGGGAGGAAATCCCACTTGGCCGTGCCACCGTTCTGCACAGCCTTGAACGTCCGAATGACATCGCCTTCGGCCTTGTTCACCATGACGATCCGGGTGTACCCGAGTAGTTGGGTGTACCCGTGCATGTCGAAGTCGTTGGCGATTTCGTCCAGGTCACCGGAATCGACCGTAGCCGCACCGGAACGGACGTAGTGGGTGTGGGAACCCGTGAACGTGTTCGTCTTGTACGTCGGGGGAACGGTACCATCCGCGTTGTAGAACCGATACACCGTGTAGTTGTTCCCCTTGATGGTCGCGGTGGTGTTGACGTTCGAGAACAACGCCTTCATCATCTCGACCATGAGCTTGCGCCAGTACGCTTCCACTGCCGCGTTGGCCAGCGAGTCGACCATTTGCTGCGTCGCCTCGCTGAGGTACTGCCACGTGTACCGACCCGCGAGGTCATACCACTTGAAGGAGTACCCCAGTTGGAAGTAGTTCGGAAGCACACGACCGGCGACCGGAACACCGAACTCCGTGGCGTCCTCGAAATCCACACCATCGCCAACCTGTGCCACGGTCTCCGTGGGCTGGCCAACCGCGTAGGTGAGGAATTGGATGAGCGCTTGCCTGGAACTGTTCGTGGCGTTGAGCAACGCCATGAACGTGTCCCACACGTCGTTGAGTGGGGTGCCGTCCGCGAGTTGCGTCAGGACGTCGCTGACCGTGTGCGTGCCGTGAACCGGAGCACCACCGGAAATACCGGGCACGATGCCCAGGGCCCGGAGGTCAACCAGTTCGTCCATCCCACGCTTCAGAGAACGCGGGTTCTGCGTGTACCCACCGGCCGGGAAAACCAGGTCGTACCCGGTACCCGGACGCCAGAGGGTTGAAGCTTTCGTGTTCAATTCCAACCCTCCTTACGGCTGCGCAACTCGGATGATGATGCGACCCTTGTCAGGCGCAACATCAGCCACACGGACACCGATTGCCTTGTTGCTGGTCGTGGTCGCCGTGATGGCGCCCGTGACGTTGTCCACGTAGTACACAGTTCCAAGAACGGTGGCAGTCGACCCGTCGTTGAGGAAGAACGCGTCAACGATCTCCCCGTGAGTCATCACGTCCACCATCTCGCCGGCTGCCTTGGACTCCCGAACGTTGATGATGCCTCGGATGGCGGTAGACACACCGCCGAGGACCACCAGTCCGGTAGCCGCCTCGATGGAAACGCCGAAGATGCGTTCCTTGTCGAGGGCAGTCGAAACCGTCAGGGCGACCTTCAGCTTCCCACGGAAGCCGCCACTGATCGGGTCGTACTTGTCGAACCTTGCCATGTCACTCCCTTCGAAGTGTGGCCTGGATTGGTGTATGGATTCCCGGAGGCCACAGACCACACGGGAGTGTTGCTGGTTTAACCCACTCGGTTCAGAGCGGGGAATCTCGCGGCCAGTGCCGCCCGGTCGGGTGCGCCGGAATCACCCTTGCGCTTGCCCGCCATCTTCGGGCCGGTGGAACCGTTGGTACCATCACCTTGCTCATTGGCATCGTCCGCCGATGCTTTGACCTTTTTCTTGGTGAGATACGGCTTTTCCTTGGCCAGGGCCCGGAGCGCGGATTTGAGCGCCCGCTTGTCCACCTTGCCATCGTCGGATACGTCCACATCGGACAGATCTGCCAGGCCGAGCGCCACATCGACGTCTTCCCACTGCGGCATGCCGTCCACCGTGGACATGGCCACCGCTGCGAGCTTGATGGTCAACCCTTTGTTCTTGTCGACCAGTTCGTCTCGTTCTTTCTCCACCTTGCCGACGTTCGACTTGATCTCTTCGAGTTCCCGCTTGACGTCTGCGTTGATGTCTTTGCTGTTCTTCAATTCCTCGAGCTGTTGCCGGAGGGTTTGGGCGTTGCGATCGGCTGCGGTCATCCGATTGTGGAGTTTTTCGTACTTCCACTTGGGGACGGTTTCCTCGTCGTCGTCCTCGCCCTTTTTCTTGCCCTTGGACGACTTGTCGTCATCCTCGGTTTCGTCTTCGTCTTCCTCGTCGTCGGGATCGTCATCCTCCCCGGCGTTGTCATCGTCACCACCCGATGCGGCTCCGGTGTCATGTCCGGCATCATCCCGGAACGCCCGACGACCGGCCAGGTACGCGGCCAGACCGCGCATCTCGGGCAGGTTGTCAACCGATGTGATGAACCCCTTGCGTGTGAGCCTCAGACTCATCGATCCCTCCGAAAGTTAAACTGAAACCATCCCCGGGGGCATCATGCCTTCCGAGGATGGGGTGTTGACTTATGTCAGACGGCCGTCATTTGTCCGAGCCGTTCCAAATTTTCGATCACAGACAACCGAGTCAGTTTGCCACTGGTGCTTTGGTTTTCTTGACGGTCACCGGGGGGATCCGCTTGACCCCGAGTCGATCCAGATTCGCCTTGATCCGAGCATCCAGTTCTTTGTCAAATTTCCCTTGCTCAATCCCCTTCGCAAATTCCTCAGGAGACATGGTGTCGTACGTCATGTAACACAAGCACTGAGGGTGTGGTTTGTCCGGAACGTTGCCCGGTTTGTACTTCCCCCCACCCAGGTGGTCGGTATCTTGCGACGCGTACACGTTGCACAGATCCGGCTTCCCGTGCGAACCTGACAGGTTCCATTTCACAGATTTGACTCCGGGCCGCTGGCCACCGAGCTTTTGCTGCTCATGGAACGAGTTGTTGATTTCCGTCCGAGCCAGGCGCATCGCAGCATACGACGCACCGCCTGGCGTGGTCGGACTGATGAAGTGGTATACGTCAGCCGCGAGCTCACGCGCGGACAGTCCGGCTATCAAGCCAGACCGTATCGTCCGCTCCACCTGACCGCTGGTCAGTACGAAGTCGTGATACACCCGTGTGGAAAGCTCCCGGGGTATCCGTGCGTGGTCACGTTCGATACCAGCCATCGCAGTGGTCCTCAGACCGCCTCTGACGGCCTCGGCCACCGATTCGGGCAGTGCGGTGTACAAAACCCGTTCCAACGCCTCTGTGGCCGATTCAGCGGCCTTCGCAGCGGCACGTTTGCCTTGCTGGATGGTCGGCCCGACGTTGGACACCCACATGGCTTGTTGGATGTTCCGGATCTCGTTCAACACCAAGTTGAGCTGTGCCTTACGGACCTCGCCTCCCACACCGGGACGCAACCGAGCAATGCGTGACTGGATGTCCCGCGCGGTTCGCTCCAGGATGGAATTCAGCTTGGCATCGTAGGCCAGTTGAACCTTGCCGTAAACATTCTGCGGATTGGGGGATGCCACCGACACCTCCCAGACCACATGAAATGCGGACTTGCAACCAGGGCCCGATCGTCCAGTGGGGGACTAGACATTTCTCCCGGATGGGGATGAACGGGAGCGATCGGGCCCTGGGGCTTTACGGGATGTTTAGTCCCAAATGCTATCGCGCACCATCAGAACGCGTCGTGGCCCGGGGAGACGTCGTCCGCGAGCGGACTCTCATCCTCGTCCGTGGCCTCTGCCGCGTGGGTCGCGTCCACGTCCTCAGTGCTGATGTACTCCGCCTGCGGAACGTCGTCGCCTTCGACCGGAACGTTCGGCAGCGTGGTGTCGGTCATGTCCCCTCCTGGGATCGGTGTTGTTCGTTCCCCAACACCATGCCACATGATCCGCTTGGTTACAACGCTGTCCACGTCCATGAAGGTGTAACCGAATAAGTCAACGTGATCGACTTTCCGGAAGGCACAATCACGGTATGGCCAGTGTTGGTGTACCCGGTAGCGACACCATCAACTGCGATGGCCGACACAGTGCCCCCGGACACCACCACTGCGCAGTCCCGCCAGAACGGGTTCACCAGCGGTGTGGTAGATGACGGGATGCCCGGTGCGGTCTTGGTCCCCGGCTGGCCTTTCTGGCTGACACATATCATTTTCACATGTGCCCCACCGGTCATCGAAGGACCGGCGTCCAACGTGTCGGTGTAATAGATCATCCCGTGCAGGACGCCATTTCCGTCATCCACGGACGTGGTCACTGACTCGACAGCCAACTGGGCTATATGCACAGGCCAGGCCGATCCTGGAGTACCCGCTGTCTGGATCGCGACATCGGCAACTTCGACCGACATGTTCACGATCGTTCCTCCGTGGTACGAACCCCCGCCTGTGGCAAGGAAAACGCCCACCCGGCAATACACGGAAGCGATGCGCAACGCGGCCACATGCTCGCCCCATTGCATGCCGTAGTAAAACCCCTCCACGGCGTAATCGTCGATCATGTAACAGTCGTTGTTGCCGTTCTGTGGGCCGCGCAATCCCATCCCGAGGTCGTTCGTCGGCAGTGTGGTGATTGATGGCGATCCGACAGCCGGGGCATTGGCCAAACACGCCAACGACACCACGTGCATTTGAGAACAGAACTTGAGATCGAGTCCGATGATGCCCGGATTGAAAGGCGCCATGATGGTGATTCCTCGAACCACCACCTTCATGTTGTTGTACACGCCTGAACCTTGCGCCACGGTCGGACCACCGATGACCGAAGGCGCACCCCACGTTCCATCCAACGCCAGGCCAGTCAACGTAGAACGGATGACGGTACCACTCCGTTGAGCCACCGTTTGCTCCCAGTGCACGAAGGCTGTGGAGTCAACCACACCGGAGAATACCAGGGTGAATTTCTCCGCCGTGCTCGCGACGACCGGGAGGGGAATCTGCGCGTTGCCTTGGGTGGCCCCACCTTTTGTTGTGGCCGTGGACACCACGTACTCACCAGGTGGGAACATGATCTCGGCGTATGAAGTTCCATTCGACGTGCCCGCGTTGAACCCGGCAGTGATCGCTGCGTTGATGGCCGCAGTGTCGTCCGTCGCACCATCGCCTTTTGCGCCGTACAGCTTGACGTTGTAGACACCAGGACGTCCACTGAGGACAGTCCAGTTCGTGAGGCTGAACCCAGCACCCGAAGTGTGGTTCGCCGTAGCGATGAGCAGTTCCCCGGCATACGTGACGAGATCCCCGGTAACGTACACCGTGGACGCTGCCCAGGTTCCTTGGAACGTCGACCCACCGGCACCCCATGACACCCCAGCGGATGCGCCGGAATTGGCTTTGAGGACTTGCCCGTCCGATCCCACACCAACCCGGGCTATGACGCCTGAACCCGTGGCAGCCAGCAAGTCACCTTTGGCGGTAACCGTAGCAATACTCAGCTTTTCGGAATCAAGTTCGTTGATCGCTCCTTGCACCGTGATCGCTGCAATACTGCCAGCCGGTGCGTTGGTTACCTGACTCCCGGTGTAATCGCCCGAAGCCGACACCACATCACCGGTACGTCCGAATACCGAATTGACCGCCACCCCGCCACCTCCACCCGCTTCGAGGGTCGCTACCCTGGCTTCCAATGCATTGAGATCACTTGCCGTTGCGTATGACACCAGAGGAATGACCGCGATGGACGGAGCGACATCCGCAAGCTCAAATGTGCCGACCCAGTCGTAAGGAACGACCAAGCTGAAGTCCGATGTCCGGCCATACACGGTGGACGACCCAGGCGCGAAGAACCGATACCGGACCGCGTATGCCCACCCGGTAGGCGCCATGTCCGGGTGGTTGGTCGGGTAGATGTTGACGTTGAGCGCCCCATTCACCAACGGGTATCGCTGTTCGATCGGAACCAGAATCACGTTCGATGTCGGATCTCGGATCTCAGACGGCGCGATGAACGACACCCATCCCTCGGCCGAGATATCACCGGCGCTTGACGGAATGACAAACGACCCATGTACTGCGATCTTTGAAATCGTCATTGAGTCGGACTCCCCTCAGGGGGTGTGGTGTCATTCGCGTTGGCTGCAAGGGCAGTCGCACCGAACGCCGCTGCGGTGTTGGCCGCATCCTTCTCAGCCTGGCCATCCAGCCGGTTCTGGATGTCGGAGGGGAACACGTATCCGAGCTTTGTCGCCTCGTCACGATAGTACTGCGGATCGATCACCTTCCGATCCAACATGTCGTTCAGTTCAGTGAATCGCTCGGCGCGATCGACCGGAACTGCCGAACCACACGCTGCCTCGATCCGCAAGTTCTCGAACGATGTGGCTTCGTATGCCGGGTACCATCCGTTCAAAATGTCGAAGAACATCTGAGTGTGCACGTCGATCAACAGATGGTTCTTTTTCTCCGTCTTGGCGACCAACGGTGAAAGCTGGAGAGCGAGTGCGATACCCGACTGGGCGATCTCGACATTCACTGTGCCGATCGCGACATCCGGTGTGGCTGCCGCCTGGCGAAGCGACGACACCAACCGGTCGAAGTGGTCCCCGTACGGCCCGAACGATTTGACGCCATCCACACGATTGAACGTAGACCCCTCTGGATGGTGCACAACGCGCCCGGGGCCCAACCGCCACCCCACGACCACCCCATCATCGTCCGTGGGCTCTGGGGCATCTGTGGCGTACATGCCGATGCCTTCGAGGGCCAACGCCAGGTCTTCGTCGGACACCGTCTGGTTGATGGCCCCCATGAGGACTTCGAAACCCCGGACGTCCGACGATCCGAACGGGTTGCCTGGCTCTTCAAAGTTCTTCACGTGGTACACCGGGATAGCCGTGATGGAATCCGGAAGCTGAGTCGGCTGTTGAATGACTCGATCCGGTTTGGTGTCCGGCATCTCCCATTTGTCGAGTTTGAACAATCCTTCCTCGACCGTGATCCGACCGGTGAACACCCCGGGTGCTGATTGTTCCTTGCGGTACGTCAACCGGTGGATGCGGGCACCATCGGGTGTCGAGATCTGGACAGCCAGATGAACCGCGATCACTTCGTCAACGTCGTCATCAGACGTGACGGGAAAGTACATGGCCGGATCGATCGACACAATGGAGATCCGCGATCCCTGCGGCTTGTTGGGATTGGCCGTGATGTGCCACACCCAGTCTCCACGAATGATGCCGTACAGCTTGTTACCGTCGAACTTGGATCGGAACCGTTCGCGTGCGAACAAATCTCGGAGCACTTCTCGAGCGGCCACCACATCAGCCGAGTCTGATGCACCGGACACTCGGTCAGTGAGGTTGATTGCGAACTGTGCCCCGGCGTACCGGTCTGTGGTGTCAACCACTGTCCGAGCCGATGGAAGATAAATGGCCTTGTCGTTCGTGCCTCTGAATTGAATCTTGAAAATGTCCGGCACAGTCCAGTAGATTTGCTCGTACAACTGGTACGACTGGATCCGCATCACATCCAGTTCGTCAGTGACCCATCCCGGTTTCTGCCCGAACAACCCCGCTGCTGTCGAGTACGGAGTAAAGACGTTCGTCGCCACGCTTTCACCACCTCGCACTCGTCACGTTGGTTCGGCCAGGCACGACGGTGCGGTATCGGCCTTTCATGAACCGACCCAATGCCTCCACACCGTGGTTGTTCTTGTCGATCGGGTTCTCCGATGTACTGCGCACTTCAGACCGATGTTCAGGCCACCGGTAACCCTCACGCATTTCCCAAGCCAACTCGTGACATGACCGGTCCACCATCAACTTGGGCCGGTATGAAGGGTGGTCGATGGCCACATCTTTAGGGAGTTTCAACACACGACGGATCAATGCCAGACGAATCTTCAACTCACCACCGGTGTTCGTCCGTGTGGGAATCCGAAGCTTGCGCGCCATCGTCCGCGTGTCGTCCGGTTCTGCCGGATCGGGGTAGATGGCTCGACATGCAGCCACGAATCCCGAATGGTCATTCAACAGGTCGATACACACCTCTTCGGTGTCCACCTGGTACCACCGACGTTCCCCGATCACCCGGAGGTCGCCTGTGATGGGGTTCTCTTGAATCCACAACACCACAAAAGGGTTGGTGAACCCGTAGTCAACAGCCATGTACAACGGCCAAGCCGGAACGTAATCGAAGTCACCAAGGTGAACATCGTCGTCCCATTCTTTCATGACCGCACCGACTTTTTCGGTGAAGTCTGCACCGTATTGGCGATTGAATTCGTCTTCGGTCAAGTCCTCTTCGGCGTCCAAGATTTCCTGGTCGTTGCGGCCTCCGGGAAACACCATTGTGTTTGTCCACGATGGCATCCGCCACGACTTGTATGCCCGGTCCACTGGACGCGACGACTGCCCGCGCTGGTACAACGCGTACAGCAACGATTGTTCAGATTTCCCTTCAGGAACCCCGGTGAAGATGGCCCAACCACGACGGTCGGACAACGCCGGTCGGACGAACTGCCACGTCCTCCGTTTTTGCAGACCGGCCTCGGCCATCACAATGAAGTTCAATCCTTCGCCAACCAAGGTTTCAGGGTGTGCTGCCGATCGGCATTGCAGATCGAATCCCCAATTGGTCTTGATGTGCATGTTACCGGATTCTACGTTGTTCAAGAACTTGATGGAATCACGGTCCACACCCATCTTACGGAGCGAATCGTAAACGATCCGGAATTCTTTCTCCGCGTGCATGTACTGCGGACCGATGATCCATCCTTGTTGTGCTTCACCTGTGATAGGGCAAGCGACGAACGTGTTAGGCTCAGCTTCCTTCGCCCCGAACAACGTCTTGCCCCATCGCCGTCCGCAAGAAACGATTTTGAACCTGGCCGGAGTGAAGTGCATCACCCGTTGGCCTTGGTGTGGTGTGTATCCGGTCAGGTCGAAGTACTCTTCCTTGGACAGGACCACCTCATCCTCGGAGAGTACCGACGTCACGTGAAGTCGCCCTCCAGGTCCGGTGGTGCCAGCGAACCAGGCGATCCATCACCGGGGTCTGCCGGATCGAGGAACATCACCATCGACCGACGTTCCCTTGCGGTTGACCGGTGCGGAGGGGGTTGTACCACACCATCCACACCACCGAACTCGGTCCCTTTCGTGTAGTCCCCCTCGGACACGATGGATTCCGAAGTGTACGGCACGACCACCGTTGTGTGAAGCTCAGGGCGTAGTGGCGTCAGGCCGAACTCTGCCCCAGCCGCCGGAATTGGCTGCCCCATCGTCGTTCACCTCTTCCTTTGCCCCGTCACGAACCGCGTCTTGGAACACCCCGGTTACGGCTTGTATCTTGGCCTCTGCGTCCTTGAGGTCTTGTGGAGTGATAAAGCCTCGATCAACCAACGCCTGGCGCAACACCGGATCGATGGGGAACCGCGATGGCTTGGCCGTCACGTCACCTTTTGGAGGTTCCCAGACCAACGCTGAGCCCTCGGACCGGAATGGGTGGCGTGGTTGGTAGTCCCCACCGTGCGGACGCCCACACGTGGCGCACGTCGGGTCATCACTCGTCGTCTTCATCGGTCCACTCCTCTGATTCAAGGTCAATGACCGGATGAGCGGATGTGAGTTGCCCTGTCGCCGAATCCCGCATCAGCAAAGCCTTGGCAAGCATCGTCCGGAACCCACCATCTGCTTCCATCTCGACGCGTTGCTTGGGCTT